TGGAGTACCTGAAATTATAGGACTTGTTAAAGTTTTATTTGTAAATGTTTGAGTTGCATCAAGAATAGCAACAGTACCAGTTACGTTAGGAAGAGTAATAGTTCTATCTGCAGTTGGGTCTACAACTGTTAATGTAGTTTCATAGGCATCTTCAGTAGCACCTTCAAAAACAATACTTGTGCCAACACCAGGAGTTCCAGTGACAGTTGGTGATACTAAAGTCTTATTAGAAAGAGTTTGTGTATCAGTAGTTCCTACTACAGAACTTGTAGATGCAATCCCGTGAATACCAGTAGATGATTCAATATGAGTGTTTGCTTCACGATAGTCACGACCAATAGCCATGTGGCGGACAACTGCGCCAGCAGAGTGGGTTTGACCAGTAGAACCATCGATACCACGAACAATTGTTAATGTATTAGTGCTTATGGCACTGACATCTACAATTTCTTCAAGCGCTGTATCTGGGTCAATAACTACTGTAAATATTTCGCCAGCAGAGATGGTTACACCACCTAGCAAGCCTGAGCCAGAAACAACCGTAGCGCTTGTTGCTGATGATGTAAGTGGTGCTGACAGCGTTGTTTGCTGTGAGCGGGATGAGTATTTGCGTGTTGTCATTTAGGTTCCTATCGGCGGGAGAAGTGAACTCTTGTAGGGTAATTCTGTTGCTGCGCTCTAATTTCTTCTTGTAAGCGCTGTGTATATAAAGCATATAGTTGCTTAGTTGCTGTGCTAGAAGCACCATATGGGCGTTTGCTATCTGTTTCATCAGCCTGAGGACTTACTTGAGAAGCACGGGCTGGGTCTAAGTATGTAAGCAAACGATAAGAAGCACCAAGAATTACCACATCACGGGTAGATTCTGGTAGACCAGTTGTTGTTGTATAAACATCTGAATTACTTGTAAAGGCATCTGGATTGGTAGCGTAAATAACTTTAACTGTGCGACCAGCAATAGGTGCTTCACCCAAAGTAATTGTTTGAACTGTATCAGTTCCAGTTACATAACCAAATGCCTCTGGATTAGCATTAGCATCTAAATCCCACTTACGAATAGGAATCCATTCTTTTGTAGGACCAATGCTTTGCCATGATACATAAAGGATATTTTTAATGTCTAAGTTAGCAAAGGCATAAGTAGACACTGCTGCATTAAATGTAAAACTAGTTGATTTGACTGCGTATAGGTTGGCACCCAATGAACGGATTGTATCATTAATTGCACGCTTAACTACATACTTTGGAAAGGTTGGGCTAATAATTACTCGAGCATCGGCAGCATGTGTGGCAGCAGTCGTTCCATAAAATCCACGACCAAATGGTGCAACGGTTGCTGTATTAGATACACGGTCATAACTATCTACATATAGTAATTCTTCATCAATTTCAATTACACCTTTACCAAGATTATCTGTAGTTGGTAATGAAAGAACTGTTGGAGAAGAACCAGTAGATACTGTTGTTGTTACTGGAGCAGACAAATAAGTAGAGCGGTCTTGAGAAAATGTATATCCAGATAGGTTAATTAAAACCTCATCAATCATGTTGGCAAATGTAGTCATTAGGCGTTTATACTCCGTAACGCAGCAGGGGCTGCTAATCCAGTAGTCGAAGCAAGTTCATTGCAGATACCATCAATGTCTTTAAATTTATCTCTAGTTCGAGCAGCCTGGGCTTTAATATTAAGAGCACCTACAGTTGCAAGTCCAGTAGTGCCAGCCCAAGCATTAGCAGCACCTTGTTCGTCTAAACCAGTTGTGCCAGCAAGACGATTAAGTTCTGCTGTAAGACTACTACCTGCTTTGCCTAGTGCCATGATTACTTCTTTCTGTATTTTGCTGTTTTTTTAGCAATTAATTTAGGTTGTTTAACAAACTGCTTACCTTTTGCATTGCCTTCAGCCTTAGCCTTATTGGTTGCAGCCTTTTCTGCAGGACTTAATGCACTCCAAGCCGCTTCTGGCAAGTATCTTTTTTTACCCTTAGATGGTTTTCCATCAGAAGTTTTCCACTTTTCTTCAGTCCATTTTTTAAGAGACTTTTGAGATTTAGCAAGTGCCATTACTTGTAACCTCCCCCTGCTTTTTTGTATTGAACTGCAAGTAGTTGTGCCTTACGGGCAGACCATTCTCCTGGGTCTCCACCCTTAGAACCAGCCTTAATTTTTTTAAACAATGCCGCTCTCATACCAGGTTTGGTATAATTACCAGCAGCGTTTACTTTGGATTTTGTTTTCTTTTTTGCTACCACTTTACTTTGTCCGCCCAGTATGCTGCTGACATTTTGCCCTTAGCAATGTTTTTTGCATGACGGGCTTTGAATGAACGCTGACGTGCAGTTGGTTGTCTATCGCCAGTAACTCCTTGTTGACCAAAACGAATCGTCTTAACCTTTTCACCTTCTTTAGCCACAACAACGTGTGACTTCTTAGGATGATTAGGAGTGCGCTTTGGCTTATTAAAACCTGATACACCTGCTCGCTTTAATCGTGGGTCCATTATTATCCTTTAACTTTCTTTAGTCTAGGATTCTTTTTCTTAGCAGCAGGGGAAGCCTTGCGGGCAGCCGAAGCAAGAATCGCACTTGCACTCTCCTTGCTGATTCCCTGCTTCTTCGCAATTCCCGCAGCAACTTTCTTGAACCCTGGATGCTTCTGTTTCATTAACGTTGGCGTCCTTTAACATATTTACCGTTCTTATCAATTTGGTCGGATGAAGTGCCCTTCTTCCCCTTGATGATTGCATTGATTGCTTCAACAACTTGGCGGTCTTGATTATTGCCAGATGAGATAGCAGCACGCTTTGTTGCTGCTTCATTGGCTGGACCACGGTTTTGATAATCAAACTGTGCGCCAAGGGATGTACCAATTGCAGTAGGAACATCTCTGGCTTCACGCATAGCGTTGCCTATGTAGCCACCAACTCTTTGGAGTGGACTTTTACGGGTAGCCATATTACTTCTTCTTACCCATTTTCTTCATAGCCATTTTCTTCATACCCATTTTGGTTTCCATTGCTTTTTCTTTCTTGGATTCCATCTTTTCGCCTGCTTTGTAAGCAGCCTTCTTTGCAGCAGCCTTACCTTTTGCTGTGTATGGGAACTTCTTGTTTCCTACTTTTGGCATTATACTTGTCCTATCTCTTTCATAACCTCGGCTACTTTGGTATTTATCTTTTCTGCTTTAGGCATAGTTTCCGAGTTGTATGCTGTGCCTAAAATCTCTGATGCTTCATGTGCCTGTTGAATATCTCTCATGGTAGTTCCTGCTGGACGCATACCTTGGTCTCTTGCATCTCTATAAGCCTGTAGTTCTGCATTCCATTTCTTATCTGGAATATCTCTTTTGGCATCTCCAGCATTTACCTGAAGTCCCATTACTTTGCATCCAAAACAATCATCTAATGGTTCTGGATGTTCTTCCCAGTGATACGCCATCAATCCCCCTAGATTGCTGTGAAGTTTGCTTCTGTTACTCCAACTCCGCCTGCAATTAATGCAGCCTTAGTTGCTTCATTTACTGTGTGGTTATACCCACCACGATAAAACTCATCATAATCATCAAGAGAACTATCAATTGGATAGCGAACTTGTGTGTATGTTCCACCGCTTTTAGCAATGGAAATTCCTCTGTTGTCTTTGTAGAAATAATGTAAGCGGTGTCTACCAATTGGTCCTTCTCGGACTATTGGTGTTGTGAATATGTAATCTGCCATTGTTCTCCCTTAATGAACTTACTGATGAGGCTAGGTTTCCCTAGCCCCACCCGTCAATCAACTAAGCGATTGATGAACCTGATTCGATTCGATATAGAGCCTCTTCACGGTAGCGTGCAAAGCCAAGAACGCCATACCAACCCATTGGGCGATGACGCATCAACTTGTCAACTACTGGTCCGATTACTACATGTGGCTCTTCAGCAACTGCCTCAGCCAATGCTTGCTGTCCAGCAATAATTGTGCGGTAGTTACGTGCTGAAGAAGCACCATCGGTTGCATTGTAAAGACGTGCAGACTCTACGAAGTATGCACCTTCGTATGTTCCGATTTCTCCTGCCCAAATGCGGTCTTGTGCAGAACCGTATTGGTTAGGTAGAAGCCATCCTGCAGAGCCTGTCTCAGCACGAAGGTCGTGTGAAACTTCTGGGTGGATACCAGCCCAGTATAGGCTTCCCTTGCGAGCAATAGACTTGTTAGCACGTAACTTAGCAACAGCCTTACGGATGTTTGCTGAAGATAGTGTTGCTGCTGCAGTGATTGTTGCAGTAGATGTTGCTGTTGAACCTGAGTAGATTACGTTTGTACCTTGGCGAAGAGTATTCATCGCAACCTGGTCAATAGAATCTGCAAGGTTAAACGCAATGATGTTAGCAATTGCTGGGTCAACATCTGCGAGTGAGAACAACTCAAGTGCACGAGTTACAAGTACTGAGTTACCATACTCTGCAAGAGTAATGGTTACAGATGTTGGTGTAGACATTGCTACTGCATCTGGGTCAGTATCTTCTGTTAGTGCTGAAGTTGCTGCTGAAAGGTCAACATAGCGTTGTAGAACAACTGTTGAACCTGGAATTGCTTGTTTTGCGGGACGCTTATCTGCGACAGAACGAATTAGGGGTTCTGAGCGGAGAGCGAACTCAAGAAGACGGTCATACGCCTTCTGGACTAGACCTGCTGCACCAGCGGTTCCTCCAAGAGAGGAAGACCCTGTAGATACGTAGGAGTTAGCCATTTTTTCACCTCCAAGTGAATTAGGAAACTATGATTAGTTTTGTGAGTTCAGGAAAGCAATTAACTCTTCCGCACTCTGTGCGTTATCAAGTCTTGCATTTAAATCCTGTGCTCGTTCAGGGGTCATAGCATTCTGAGTAATTACGTCTTGTTGACGTAGCGCCGCAAGGTCAATGTTTGTTTGCTCTTTATTCTGACCATTGTCAGATACTTGCAAGCCAAACAAGTCTGCGTTATCATCGAGCCAATTATTAACTGACTCCTCGTTAACGTCATCCAAATCCTTGAGGATTAGTCTTACTGCTTTTGCGTTGACGCCCTTCTTTTCTAGGACTTCTTTGACGGTTCTCTCACGCTGCACCTTGGATAAACCCTCAAGTTGCTCTGTAAGTTCTTTGATACGTTTCTCATCAGCACGCTTGGCTTTGCGTAACTTCTTTAACAAGTCACCGCCATCGTTTGAGTAAGTGTCTGTATCATCGATGTCGTCATCTTCATCGTCCCAGTTTATGTTGTTGCTCATAGCAACCACCCTTTCTATTCGTTGATTAGTCGCAAGCCACAGTTCAGTTCGGGGAAACTGGCTGGCTCTTGCTCCCAGACTTATACGCTGCGTGGGGCTGGTAGGTCCACGTCAGGAATTTTTAGTATTGTCCTGCTGATGAAGTTTTGTTTAAGTAACCAGATGCATAAGCACCCTTAGAAGCACCAGATGCACCAAGGAATCTGTTCTGCTCACGGGCTGCTAAATCGGCTAACTTACGCTGTTCAGAGGCTAAGCCCTTTAGGTAGGCTCCTTCTGCTTCTGCTTGTGTATAGGCATCACCCTCAAGTTCACCAAGTTTCATAGCAGTTGGTAGAGCAGAGGCAACTTTTGCATAACCTGTATTTGCTGCTGCTTCAGTTACTCCAAGTGCTGCTAATTCTTCGGCACTAAGAACATTAGTAACAAGTCCTTGACGAGATGCAGCAGAACCAATCTGTGCTGCTTGAACCTTAGTCGTCAATCTTGTTTCTGTTTCCTTAGGGTCTAAGAAGTATGAAACTAAATCTTTGTCGGTTACTGATGGGTAATATGTCTGGAAAGTTTTAAGAATTTCTGGACGGTTATTAACCTCTTCAACTGCCATCTGAATTCTTTTCTTTACCTCAGTAGGCGCAATATCTGCGCCAATAAATGTAGCAAGTTTTGCCTGTTGGTTTGCTCTTGAAGAACCAAGAACACCGCTAACACCGTAGGCGGCAAAGGCTTCTTGCATTTGATTCTCTAGTTGTAGGTAAACATCTTCACTGTAAACATTCTTACCTGCAGCACGGCGGGTTTCATTACCAGCAAAACGTGTTTGATATTCCTTTGTATTGCGAAGTTTTAAAGTTGCTTCTGCAGATGGAGTGCCAGTAAGGATTAAATCCTTAACTGTTTTAGCCAAATCGCCTAGTCCATATTTATTAAACTCTAATTCAAGAATTGCATAAGCAGAACCACGCTCTAGTCTTAGACGCTCTGCTTCTTGGGCTGCTGCTAAATCTGCTGCATATCTGGTGGCTGCTGCTCCAGCATTGGCTGCTGCAAGATTTGCTGCATTAGCATCGGCTGCTGCTTTTGCTGCAGCATTAGCATCATTAGTAGATACCCATGTATTAACAAATGCACTTAATTCTTCAGCGCTATTAAACTTATATGTTTGACCAGTATTAGGGTCAGTCCAACTGTATGTTTTGAATCCTTCAACAGTAACTGTGCCATCACTCCAAGTAACTGTTTCTGTTCCATCTGGATTCTTAACACGAGACTTTTCTGTTTTGGTTACTACGGTTGAAGTATTTGGATTTGTAGTAACTGCTGTGCTTGTAACTGCTGTGCTTGTAACTGCTGTGCTAGTTACAGTAGTGCCAGTAAATCCAGAGGCTGCATTAATACCAGCAAGGGTAGTTGTATTTACACCAGAACCAGCAGCAAATGGATTA